GTTTTGCACCATTAGTTTCATCTTGCAATATTTGAGTGGCTGTAGCGTTGTTTGCATTTACATACAATCTAGCAGAAGCTGAAGTACCACCCAAGCCCAAATTAGTCCCATCAAAAGTCAGCGCAGACCCAGTAGCCAATGCACTAGAACTAGATGCGTACACCACACCGCCTGATGTGAATGGAGTAGCACCACCGAGTCCTGTGCCTCCTGATGCCGTGCCTATTGGCGTTGATGCCGTTAAGGTAGTAAACGCACCTGCAGCTGGAGCAGTACCGCCAATAGCAGGAGGGCTTGCCAAGTATGTAGAAAAGCCTGTACCTGACACTGTAGAAGATGCCGCCAGTGTTGTGAATGAACCTGTGCTGGGTGTAGTTGCGCCTACCGTGCCGTTATGTGGGCCTGACAATCCTGCAGCTGTTAACGTAGTACCGTTAAATGTCAGGTTAGCAGAGCCAGCAAATGCACCTGCGTTGTTGTACTGCACTTGCGTGGTAGAGCCAGCAGCAGACACAGATGCTGCGCTGATGGTTGCGCTTGACCATGTAGTGCCGTTACTTGTCAGTACGTTACCAGAAGTTCCCGGGGCTACCACTGCTACGTTGCTAGTTCCGTTGCCCAGCATGACGTTGTTGGCAGGGATGGTGACCAGACCTGTACCGCCCTGTGCAGGGGTAATGGCAGTAGACACACTGGAAATGGTTACGTTTGTAAGCGTCACATTACCAAAAGACGTGGTTGTGTTACCCAAATAAACGGTGGTATTGCCAAGCGTGATGCCAGTGGCAAAGTTGCTATCCAGCTGGGATAGGGGAATGCTGCTTGTTGCAGAGCCAAATGTATACGGTACAGCCATCTTAGAACCTCACTCTTAATTCGTGTTCCATCTCGAACGTGTTGTAAACAAATGCAGAACTACTAGAAGTTAGGGTTAATCCCAAATACTTTCCGTATTGTTGTGCATCTGACTTGTAAAGGAAATACCCTTGAGAATACAGCCACGGTATGACCTGACTGCTACTGTTAACCCAAGAGATTGTCGTCCCTACATTATTAACCCACAGGGTTTCATTGGTCAATGAGTAAGCAGGGCTAGAGCCTTGCTCACTATCTACAGTAACGGTCAGCGCAGCACTATTGGTCAGCGTAGCTTCAATGCCAAACTTGAGAGCCTGCTTGGTGCGGATAGGGTCACCCAGCGGCATGAGCGCAGTTCTGATGGTGCTATTAACCGCCGCAGTTGAGCTGGCATATAACTTGTATAGCGCTTTGTCATCTACGCCATACAGCGAGATAAGACCGCCTACGGGTACAGACGTTACGTAATCCAGACTTCCCTGACTTGTGACAAACCACTTCTTGTCAAAGAATACGCACTGAATCTGTCTGGGCGTATTGTTGTTGGTGGGGTCGTTATAGGTGAAATTAAAGGCAGCGCACAGAATGTTGTTGAGCAACACCTGACCGCCCGTTACTGGCAGGGTAAAGTCAATGTAGGGAAAGATGCCATCCAGCTGGTCAGAAATCTTGCTGGTAGTAGAACCCACTAGGGCATACATACCGTAGTCGTTCATAAACAGAACAGAACGGAAGTAAGGGAAAACCCCGTACAAGCGTTTAGTGCCCACAGAAGCACTGACGTTGGTGTTGGTAAACAGTGTTCTACCTGTGCTATCTACCCGTAAATCAGAGAAGACGTTGATACTGTCATCTCCAAAGATGTACAAAAAGTTGTTGGCAGACAGCAAACCTTGAATGTTGCCGTGCAACGTGGAATCAGTCAGGGTAAAAGACCCCGCTGAAACGCTTGTAAAGTCGCTATAAGACCCTGCAGCGCTGTAATAGATAGTACGCCCTGCCGCAACCCACGCACGGCCTGAGAAGGTGGCTACATCTATGATGGTGTCGCTGTTGAGAACCACTGTTCCTACTGCACCTGTTCCCGTGCCTCCAGAAAAGCTGACAGTGGGCGCTGCCGTGTAGCCAGAACCTACGTTGGTCATAATCACGCCGACAACTGCACCACCACTGACAACAGCAGTACCCGCAGCACCAGAACCGCCAGAGCCTCCTGAGAAGCTCACGGAGAATGAGCCACTAGCCCCGTATCCTGTGCCGCCATTGGTGACCAGAACGGCAAGTGTGCCTGTTTTAAACGTGTTGTAGGACGCAATAGCAGTGGCAGTTGTACCGCTAGGCGGTGCAGAGATGGTAATTGTGGGCTGAGCTGTGTAGCCCGTACCCGCATTTGTGAGAATAACGCTGTTAACTTGCCCTGTATTTAGCACGGCAGTGGCAGCCGCAGAACCAGAAGAGAAGGTTACGCTAGGTGCAGTTGTGTAGCCAGAGCCGGGATTGGTCACAGATACCGCAACAACCGCACCACCAGAGATGGTTGCGACTGCTTCTGCTTGCGTGCCGCCAGTAACATTGGGAGCGCCAATGACAACACCCGGAACAGCTGTGTATCCTGAGCCACCAGCAGACACGTTGATGCTTGCCACGCTGCCAGCACCCGTAGTAATGGTTGTTACTGCCGTAGCTTGTACGCCATTAGAGTCATTAGGGGCGCTAATGGTAACGCTGGGGGCAGACAAGTATCCATTGCCGGGGTTTGTAATGCCAATAACACCGACAGAACCAATGGTAACTACGCTATTGCCATCCCAAGATGACAAGCCTTTGCTGGGGTCACCAATGATAATGCGCTCGTTTTTGTATTGAGCAACAGTTACGCCCGTGTTGGAGAACGTGCCAGTAACAGCTACGTTTGCTTTTGTAGCAGTGTCAATGCGGAAGTATTCAGCTCTGCCGTTGTCCTCAAAGCCAACAACATAGTCACTAAGTCCTATGTTTGCCGATACAAAAGTAGTAACCGTGTTGGCAAAGGAGACAGCAGTGTTGCCAGAATCTTTAACAGTAGATTGAGCTTGGACAATTTTGATGTTGCCAAAGCCAATAGGCATGGCGTTCTCAATCCATGCGAATTCTTCTTCCTTGATGGCTGTTCTGTTCGCTTTGGTGTTTAGGCCAGCAAAGTTCTTGATAACAGCATAGGACTTTTTTTGCTCTGCTGCTGCCATAGTTAGAAGGATGAGTAGGGGTCAGGAATCCGGCGTGTATAGGTCGAGTTCAGAACCGCCTGTACATGCTTGGCATATTCTTGCTTGTAGATTTCAGCTTCACCATAGCTCTGCTCTTTGTATTTGGCTTTGTAAGCGGCATAAAAAGCTACTGGCGTGCTGTACGGGTCAACAATGCTATCGGTTGCACCCGGATTGTTTAGGCTCAGCGCAGTAGGCAAGATGACTGTATCTACTTCAATGGAATAAGATTGGTCAGGCACGGGAGCTATGTACAGCTGGCCTTGACCATATGTTGAGAAGCAAATAGGTCTGCCTACGTAGTTTTGCCAGTAACGCAACTGAGCGTTAAAGTTACTCCACGGCAAATAACGCAGCGGAATACGGCTGTTACCCCAGTACAAAGTGACGTTCAACACATCTAGCGTTTGAATTCCGTTAGGCAAGGCAGCAAGGCTAATAATCTCGCAGTTGCTAGAGTATTGCAATGTGGCTGTGCCGTTGGTAAACGGGGTAGAAGGCGGGAATGTTGCGCTACCTGTAGGGTAGGGCGCAGCGTCAGAATTCAAAACTCCACCAACCGTTACTTGGTAGATGAAAATATTGGAGAAGATGAACTGTCCAGCAGTGACAGTCAGGCCGTTAGACCAAGGGATTGCAACTACTCCGGTGCTGGAGAGTGGCGTGTTTGTAATCTGTAAGGTGCGGAGGCAGCCAGTATCTCTTACTACTCGTTCACGGGCTTCGTTAATGTAGTCCGTTAATTCCGAGGTAGACCAGAAGACAGCGTTTGCGTCATGCAAGAGTCGCTGCACTTCCGTGAGGTAGGAAGAGAGAGTTGCCATTTAGCATCCATATTAAGCTGTCCTCTTAGTGACATTTCGCTCAACACGTCTTTCAACGTGAAGAGCTACTACGCCAACCGCCGAGGGTAACGAGCGATTCCGTTCGGGAGGTTGCTCAGAGATTTTAAACTCTGACAACTTCTCAAATCCTTTGTCAATTTCTGCAAAAGACCGCACCCATCCCAAGCGGGAAAGGAACGGTTCTTTGTTGGGGTTCATGTAACCAAAGATATGCTTTGCTGCATCCAGCGGTATCTCTACCGTTTCGTCTTTAGGAAAATCATAAAACACGCCACCGCACCCATCTCTGAGTTTAGTGTCGCCAGTATTAGTTACATAAACTACTGCACTCATAAAGTTACAACGTCACCGTAAACCGTGATTTCAACAGAGTTGTTGGCTGCGGCTGCTGTTCCAACATACACATACAGAGAGTTGCTATAAATTGTAGACGCTGCCGTTGTGGACAAAGGCAAGTCTTGAAATTTAGTAGAACCTGTAATGGTGGTTAGAGCAGCAGCGTTAGTTACTGCATTGCTTGTATTCCCATCATTGCTGGTGAGAATAGTCACGTTTGCGAGAGCAACACTGCCACTGGCTTGACAAACGGTTACACGGCGAACAATGAATGACGTATTGTTACTTTGAGCAAGTGTTGCCACTGCGTTACCTGTAGCACCCAAATAAATTGGAGCTTTAGGAGAGCAGACAGCAAAACTGCCAAAGTTGTCAGGGTACAAAGCCCCTACATGATTCGCATTCATGGTGTGTCCCTATTAAGAGTTGTAAGTACCAGTGGCGTTTTGACCGCCATTGGTTGCATACAACGTGATAGTAGGTGTTCCAGCCAACACGTTGGCACGGAAGTTTACACCGTCAGAAATAATCACACCGCTAGTGTTATTAGCCAACGAAACCACCCATGTTGGGGAGGAAATGTTGTTAGATGTGTTCATCTCGATTGTGACGTTTGCTGTTGCCAGCATTTGATACCAACCAGCAGGGATAACTGCAGTGGCATTACCGAGGGCTTGCGTTTGGATATACGCACCAGCGGTGTTCGTGGCGGCATTCGCCAGTAGGATTTTATTTGCTGCTAATGACATGATTTAACTCCTTACAGAGAGAGGTAGTTGTAACCCGTCACTTTGGACATTGCTTTAGGCTTGACGTTCACCAATTCGGCAATCATCAAAACTGCACCAACGTAGCCAATTTGCCAGTTAGGAAGTGTGGACTCAAAGCCCGTAAACACAAACGAACCTTGCTCGTGGATGTACAGAGACAAGTAGTTAGTGTTCAGGAAGTACACAGTACCTTCTGGGCAATACGGGTCGGGATAAATTGGGACACCAGCAACCATCAAGGCACGGAATGCAGCTTGAGGGCCATTAGGGTCAGAATCAAAACCAGAACCGGGTGTGATGACATATTGCTCTTGACCTACGAAGTCTTGAGCCAACAATGTCCATGTACCAAATCCGCAAACACCGAATGAAGGCATTTCAGCACCGTTTTTAACAGTACCAGAAATGTATTGCAGGATGTTTTGACGAGTTGGGTTAACACCGCCAGCAGCATATTGCTTGGACTTCCACCATGTGTAGGTGCTACGGTTGATGTTACCGTAGGTAGCCAAAGTTGTGCCATCGTCAATAGCACCGGGCAAACCGATGAACTGTTGAGTGTTGGTTGTGTTGTTGTACAAAGCAGTAGCCATTGCATCCATCATCACGTTGGTTGCATCGTTCATACGAGCTTCAATCAACGGAATAATAGCTGCGTCTTGCTGTACTGCTCCCTCCATACCGAGGAACGGTACAGGAGAAATCATCAGCTTGAGGTCATACTCAGCGTTGTAAGCACCCTGCTGGACTGAAGGCTGAGCGAACGAGCCGCTGTAGTCAGACCATTGAGCGTTCACAAACTGTGCGCCTTGCACTGGAACGGTTACGGAAGAGACACCGCCACTAGCTTGTTGACTGTTTGCAATCAATGCCGCCATTAAAGGTGTCGAGTTGTATAGCTGGACAACCAGCTTAGGTATAAAGGCTCTACGAGTTACGTAAGTCAGTTCATTAAACTGAGATGACCCCGTAGCTGGTAGGATGCCGCCGCCAATAGCCATAAGGCCTCCTTACGAACGTATAAAAAAGAGAACTTTCGCTCTCACCATTACCCTCTTACAACCCAATGGGACGTTGCGGTTTACGCAAATCCCTGAGTGCGCTTGCAGCTTCATCACGGGCGGCATTGACCGGGTTCTTCCAATACTTGTTCAGGTCAAATTGTTTGACTGGTGAAGGGTTGTATCCTGAAGAGGTGGGCACTGCTGCCTGTTTCATCCACTGGTGAAACTCTGCTGCTGTCTCGTGGTTAGTGATACCACGCTCCAGCATAATTTTTTCAACGTCTTTTACTTCATCTTC